CTTTTCTTTCCGCCCTCCACACCTTTGCGCTAGAGGAGCCGATGGGCAAATACTCAAAAATAGTACTGCACACAGAAACGTCATCATACTGCCAAGAATTAACAAAATTTTGATTAAATACAGTAACACTTTTTCCTTGAAGATAGTGAAAAAAGATTTGTAGTTTTTCTAAAGTAGCTAATGTATCCTCTCCTGTATTACTAAAGGGAATCGAGCCTTCTAATCCAAAAATAATCCTACGGACCTTCCCTTCCGAAGCTCCAAAAAGACTAATTGGAGCGTTTGCATCCTCCCACGTGTCATCATACCCAATCCAACTCTCAATAGCCGTGTCCGTTGTTTTTAAAAGGTCTTCTAGGTCAACATGTATTGGACTGAAAAGTTCATCCGTTTCTAGGAAATCTTTAAATCCACTAACATCATTATCTGAAAGAAAACCCTCTACGATGTCCTTATAGTCTTCATCAGGATGCAATCCCTGCCCCGTACCTCCTTTTGCATCCCATGGGACAGGGTCAGGAGAAAAACCCTTTGTTATGGTGTTTTGCCCGAAATCAGAATCAGGAACCAAAGCCTTTACAATATTGTGAGGTCCTGTTTGGTTAGACACACACATGATAGTTGGAACAGGAGTATTTTCATCCCACCAGCCTCTATCAGATACAACGGTTGGTGGGAGTTTTCCTGAATACGCAGCCAACATCAAAGAGAATATCCCTCCTTGGTCTCGACCCATAGCACCAATCTTACTAGAATCAAGATGAAGGGGAAACAATTCAAAAGTTTGCTCAAGCGCTTCCCAAAGGTCTACCAACTCTCGAACATTCCAATATTCATGTCCTGAAGTAGTGGGGTTCAATTCAGCCGAAGAACCTTGACCTCGAACATCAACCGAAATAGAAGCAATTCCGTTCTTAGCTGATAACTTACCCACCTCTGCATTATTTAAACGACTTCCACCTGAGCCATGAATCATAAGAATACAAGGAAACTTATTTTCAATATCTGATTTATTTGGAAGACCTTCCCAATTATAGGGAGGTCCAGGGAGTCGAACATCAACCATAACTTTGTATCCATCTCCATATGTGTACACGAGGTCCAAATGTTCCTCGATTTCCGGGAGGTCAAATTCGTCCGTTAGGTATTCTGCGGGGAATATTGTATCAGCATCACGAAGAAACTTAGCTGAACACAGTAAATGATACACTCCGTAAGCCTCAAAGCTCTCCTCCTGCACTTCAAAGACTTCAAAGTAAGCATTCATGAATTGAGGTTTAATGACGTCTCCGGGCTTTAGAGGCTCTCTGAGAGCACTCTCCAAATACCTCTTATTGAATTTAAAGGTTTGGTCGTTCGTCAATTCAATTCCGAACTCTCCTAGATTTTCCTCAATTGCTCTAGGTTCATAATGACCAAAAACTTCTATTGGGTCCTGGTAGATGGGCTTGCTTCTTTCTTCTTCATAGATATCATCTTCATTGTCTCCTCTGAGGTACCTGTATACCAAAATTCTAGAGCCTGCAACTTGTGTTGCTTCACCGTCAACCACATCAAAGAAATTGGTATCAGGATTCTCAGTATCAAACAGGCTAAGTTCACTCCGTCTAAAAGAAGAATCTGAATGTCTCCACTTTTCGTGGTCTCGATTAAATTTAGAAGTTTTACTCATCGGGCTCTACTTGATTCGGGTCCGCAAACTGATTCCCTAGAAGGTCTTCAACATCGCGGAGAATCTTAGCAGAACAAACTAAATGGTAGACACCATAAGCCTCAAAGGAATCCTCCTGAACTTCGTATACTTCGTAATAAGTATTCTGAAATCTAGGTTTAATAACATCCCCAGCTGTCATGGCTCTTCCGAGACGTCTCTCTATCGTACTCTTGTTAAAAGTAAAAATTTGGTCATTCGTAAGCTCGATACCAAACTCCGCCAAATTTTCCTCAATAGGTCTAGGGTCATAATGACCAAAAACACTTACAGGAGCACGATACAAAACCTTTCCTCTGTGCTCATCATACAGGTCATCGAAATTTTGGTCAACAGAATAACGAAAAACCAACAACTCAGAACCTGCAACAGTAATCAATTCCCCATCTACGACATTAAATAATCCTGTATCCGGATTTGCAGGGTCAAACATATTAATCTTCACATCTGTTTTGTCTGCAGTTCCTTCATCCGCAAGCGGAAAAATTTTCGGCTTGGGAGGGTTGTAGCGTAGTGGTTTTTTCTTAGACATGAATTAGAAAGCTGTGAATGCAGGAGGCTCTTCGATTTCAAGCAAGAGCTCCTCAATCAAAGCTTCCTTTTCTTCTTTACCTTCCCGAGAAAGGACTTCACCGTTAAGTTTAGCCCCGCCACCAGGAGATGGCAAAGTATCGTACTTACCACGAATGCCACCAAGAATAACTTTAGCACAAGCAGTTGCATATTTTTGAACCCAATTTAAGAAGAAAGGGTGGAGGGTCTCACTATTCAAACATCTGAACTGAACAATAACTTCTTCTACAGATGTAGGCATCGGATAAATGGCAACATATTTATTATCAATAACTTCGAAAGTACCATCACGAGACAAAATCTTTCGAATCTGCTCAAGATGCATTGTCATAATAAGGAAATCAGAAATCTGAAAATCTTTAAACAAGAAATTATCTTGGAAATATTTTACAAAGAAATCAAACTCTAGGGAGCCTTGAGCTGCAGCTACCGCTAGAAGCGTCTTTTTATAAATAACATATTGCATGTTATTCATAACAAACCTAGGAAGCTCATAAGTATTGATACCTCCACTGGCTTGAAAGGTCATGTAGTTCGTACACCAGTTCGGAGCGTGGTAATCCAACTTCGTGATTGCCTCGTCAATACAAGTTAGAACCTGATGGTCTGTAAGCTCAACCCGGATAACAGGAGAACCTAAGCGAGACATTACAAAGTCTTTAATAGACTTATAAAAATCAGAGAATTGTACTTGTTCAGAAAACCTACTTCTGTTTAAGGTTTCATAATCAATATCTCCAAAAGGCTTCGTATCATAGGCACTCCAATCAGAACCTATGGGAGCCGAAAATGTATTTCCAAAACTAGTCCTTGGTTTTTTGGTTGCCATCGCTTACTTCCTTTGTTTTTTTTGTAGCTTTCTTTTTAGGTACAGGTTTTTTCGATTTGTAAATTGGCTCAAGCCCCACGGACTTACAGTGTTCTTGAATCTCTACAACTTCCCCCACCCCAATAAAGAGGGTTTTTCCGTCTGCTCTAACAAACATTGGGTGTCCTGACCTGTTAATATACTTCATAGCTACCTCTAATTATATAGCAAAAGAAGGGAGCCCGAAAGCCCCCTTCTTTTTTCAAAACCGGTTAATTATTAACCGATGCTATCGCTGTAGCTATTCGTGACACGTGCGAAAGGCTGAGTCAAGAATCTAGAGTCTGCGCCAACCAAACGGATGATACGGTACCAGCGAGATTCAGGAGTGATTACAGCTTTACCATAGCGAGTAATCAAGCCCTTTCTAGGCTGGAAATCATCAGGGTTAACAACAGTAGGCAACATCTGGAGAGGAATGTATGGTGAGTATACATATCCACCTTCCATGGCGTTACCACCCTTGTAGCCAACAAGAATTTCATCTTCTGGCCAAAGCGGGTCTACATAAACATCGTACTGACCGAGCCACTTACCTTTGTAGGTAATGTTAGCACCGAGAGCACCAGCATCTTGTTCCATAACACCGCCTTCAAGCTTAGAAGCAGTATGAAGCATAGCTGCAACCAAAGGAGAGGTGATAAGGTAGTTACCAGCACCACGGAAAGTGGTCTTGTAGATGTCCTGCGCAGCGAAGTTGACAGCACCAACAAGGTTACTGTAAGCCTCACCAACGTGACGAGGAGTCAGGTTGAGAGAAGTCGTGTTAAGGTCTACAAAGTAAACGTTACGCAAAGTACCAGCTTCGTTGGTTCCTTTAGTAAAGTTCCAATCGAATTGAGTACTATCGGTAGCATTCCACATACCTTCGTTTACAGCAGGGAACTGGTTAGGGTTACCCAAATCTAATTGACCACGAGAGAACGCTGGGTTAGCAGCAGGTCCTGCGCCAGTCACATCGTATGCAATCATACGAAGGTCTTCCAGGATTTCCCGGTCAATTTCCAAAGCAACTTCCTTGCTAAGCAAGTCAGTCAATTCACGCTCCAGGTCAAGGTTGTGGTAAGCCTTAAGGTCTTGCGCAGCTTCGATGGTCCAGAGAGCACGGAACTTTCTAGTGTTAGCTACAACAGCCTGTTGTTCAATATGGAAATTGATTTCAGGAATTGGAGCCCCTGTATTACCCATATTCTCACCTGCTGAGGTGCTGAACTGGGAAAGTGTAGCAGACGGGAAGGCAGCGATGTTAACGCCTTCTGTACCAGAAATGGTAGCAGAGAGACCTCCGGAAGTATCCCAACCGGGAACAGATGTGTCTAGATTAACACCAAGACCATCGGACGCCAACGCAGCTGCGTTTGCACCACGGTAGGTCAGCAAGTACTTACCATATACACTTTGAGCACCTTCACCGTTAGGACCGGTGGCACGGTCATAACCCAGATAGAAAACCTGAGATACAGGACCCTGCATGGGCTGAACACCAACTACCTTGTTGGCAATGAGCTCTGGGAAAACGCGACGTACCAGAGGGAAAGCGAATTTTTGGAATGTACCGAGGTTACCAATAGTTGTAGACTCTTCGAGAAGACCTGACTTCGCCTGTTCCGCAAGAACGTGGCGAGCCTGGTTTTCCAGAAGTACAGCAGTGGTCTCGCGAACATAACCATCTTCGATTCCATCTAGGATAGGTGACCATTTTTCGCACAAAGCGTGAGAAGAATTTTTATCTAACATAATTTATTTATCCTTAAGAATTAATGAGATGAGACAGACGCATAACGTCTTCAGTTAAAAAGGCGTTGGATGTCTCAGGAGTGGACACACTACGCTCATTGGCGGCTTCGTTAGTAATAACAAGAGCCTGTTCGGACGATTTGAAAGGAGCTTTTTTAACTTCACTCAGATTTTCAACGTCCTCTCGAAGATATGTTACAGAATCTTCAAGGGTGTTATTCTCAGAAATAAGCTGAGAAACTTTAGCATTGAGACTTTCAACGGTCTCCTCAAGCTTTGAATTTTCGGCTTTGTAAACGGAAACAGCAGACTCAGTATCTTGAGACTCGATATCTTCAGCAACAACAGACTTCAAAGCTTCATAAACCTTTACAGCACGGAAAGTTGCGTCTTCGTTTTCGAGCTCTTTAAGAGCTTGCTCTTTGAGCTCGTTAACCTTCATACGAAGATAACCACTTACTCGGGCTTCCAGTTCCTTAACCTCAGATTCAACACGCTCTTGGACCATCGACTCAACGAGTGTGCCAATCTCATCCATGCCAGTTTCAGAAAAACCATCAGGGAGAAGACCTACGAGTTGTTCAAGTGTTTTATTCATGATGAAATACCTCTATCTTAGTTATTTACAAGTGTTTGTGGGAAAAAGGAGAAATTTTTTATTTTTTGTTGAGAAACTTTGATAATGCATGAATATAAGTCTTTTCCTTTTTAAGATGGTCAACCTCCTCTGCAGCTTTTTGAGTTGCTTCAGAAATAGTTTGACCTTCACTCATCAAGCCAGGAAATGCTCCTTGGCAAGAGGGGTCGGATACCATATCCCATGTAATCAATCTTAGGTTCTCGTTAACGTCATAGCTATCCTTATCAGGGTTGAAAGTAAGTCCTCCAACTGCCCGAGAAGAAATGCCAATCTTAACACCTGCTTTAAGCAGTTCCTGGAGAACTCTTCCAGAAGGTGTGTTAAGAATTTCAGCTTCCCCTATTACTTTGTTTCCTTCCATGTGAAGACCTGTAATTAGGTGAGAAGCATTGGTGAGGTGTACAACCTCATCAGAAGGGTGGTCTAATTCCCCTACCAGCCTACGTTCATTTAAAAGAGGTTGGAGGGTTTTAATTTCTCTTTCGAGGAGATTCTTCGCATAGACTCTCTTATTCCCATTCTTTTTCTCCGCCTCTTGAAATAGACCTCGAACTCGCATGTTTCCATTTCCCTTGTTTTCAGCGAGAATCTGAAGTTCTCCAAAAGAATATACGTCCCGTAACAAATCCATTATTTTAATCCTTTAAAAGCTTGAGTTATAAAGTTAGCCGTAGAAGCTTTATTTTTCTTACCCGACTTCTTAGACTTGGAGGGTTCCCAGTTACTTTCTCGACCTTTGTAAGGGTCTCCTTGTGGACCTCCAAGATTCATGCCGATACTTCCGATTCCGGTCATCTCAACTTGAACATCTTTTTTCTTTTTAGGAGCTTTTCTTGTAAGCTTCCTAGCAAAGTCTTTATCAGAAATGGGTTTTCCTCCAGCAGTGATAGAGCCAGGAACAATCTCAGGGGCATCCTCGATATGTTCTTCCTCAGTTTTGCTCTCTCCAATGGCAGAAACTTTTGGTGTTTCTTTTTGAAAATGCTTTAGCTTTTTAGCTCTTTTAGAATTGGCCCTCTGAGATTTTACTTTCTCAATAGTACCTTCTCCATCAGAACCAAAAGTAATCTTAGCCTTAACAGTATTTGCAGTTTCCTCTTTATCCCCGTCAGCATCAGCATCTTCTTCAGAAGTTGGAACAGAAATCCCTCCCCCCACAGAGCCTTCAATCAAGGCTTGCCGTTGCTTATCAGATAGCTCAGGGAGTTCTTCTCCGTACACTTTCCCTACAGAATTAAGGGAATCTTGTGATGCTTC